GGTACGGAGAATCATTAAATGGCTAGAACAATAAATCCCCTTGATAACCAAGAAGTTGAACTAGAAGAAAACGAAGAACTTGTATCACTTTCTGAAGAAATGGAAAAACCCAAAGAGGAACCAGAACAGAAAGCTAACGAAACTGAAACAGAAGCAAAAGAAACAACACCTGAAATACCAGATAAGTACAAAGATAAATCGCTGGAAGATGTTGTTCGTATGCACCAAGAAGCTGAAAAGTTACTGGGTAAACAGAGTTCAGAAGTAGGCGACCTTCGTAAATCAGTTGACGAATTGCTCAAGGTTAAACTTAGTGAAGATGCCAACAGCCCCAATAAAAAAGAAGAACCTGAATTAGATTTTTATGAAGACCCTAAAGGTTCTGTTAGTAAAGCTGTAGAAAACAGCGAAACAATGATTCAAATGAAAAAACTTCTTGAAAAGCAACAACAGCAAGAAGTAATGGGAAAAATTGCTGAAAAGCACCCAGACTTTGAATCTATTGTAAAAAATGAAAACTTTGTAAACTGGGTTTCAAAATCAGAAGTCCGTACTGAGTTATTTCAAAGAGCTGATAAATACGACTTTAATGCTGCTGATGAACTTCTTTCTAATTGGAAAGAGATTAAAGGCATAGTTGAAAAGACTGAAAGCATTAATGAAAAAGATAGAAAACTACAACTTAAAGCAGCATCTACAGGTGGCAAAGGTTCAGGTGAACCAATGTCCAGAAAAATCTATAGGCGTTCTGAGATAGTTAATTTAATGATTAACGACCCCCAGAGGTATCAAGCGAATGTTGATTTGTTTGACAAGGCTTATGCTGAAGGGAGGGTAAAATAAACTTAAACTAAAAGGAATAGTAAAATGGGATTAGGTACTAATCAAGTAACCACTACTACAGCGGCTACTTTTATACCAGAGATTTGGTCTGATGAGATCATCGCTGGCTATAAGAAAAATTTGGTTCTCGCGAACTTAATTAACAAAATGAATCACAGTGGAAAGAAGGGAGATACAATTCATATCCCTAAACCTACTCGTGGCTCTGCTTCTGCTAAAGCAGCTAACACAGAGGTAACTCTGATTGCAGCTACTGAAGGCGAAGTACAAGTAGCAATTAACAAGCACTTTGAATACTCACGCTTAATTGAAGATATTGTTGATGTTCAAGCACAACCTTCACTTCGTAGTTTCTACACTGAAGATGCTGGATATGCTTTAGCAACACAATTAGATTCTGACATAGGCTTGTTAGCTAAAACTTTTGGAGATGATAACGGAGCAGGTTCTGACTTTGTTCACTCTAACAGTTTTTACATTGATGCTGCTAATGGATTGGCTGCTTATGCAGTTGATACTGTAGCTGCAACTGACTTGTTTACTGACTTAGCTTTCAGAGAAGCAGTACAACAACTTGACGATAATGATGTTCCTATGGACGGAAGATTCTTAGTTATCCCACCAAGTGTTCGTACTACTATCATGGGCATTGATCGCTATCAATCTTCTGACTTCGTAGATAACAGAGGTGTTGTAAATGGTCAAATCGGTAGCCTTTATGGTGTTGACATTTATGTGTCTAACAACCTACCTGTAGTTGAAACTGCTGGTGACAACTCAGCATCTGCTGTTGATACTATTGGTGCTATCATGGCTCAGAAAGATTCAATGGTACTAGCAGAACAAATCGGTGTTCGTACACAAACTCAATACAAGCAAGAGTATTTGGGTGATTTGATGACTGCTGACACTCTATATGGTGTTAAAACAGTTAGACCTGAAAGTGGTCTAGTTATCTCTGTACCTAAAAACTAGGAACTAAGATAGATGGGTAGCCCCTTCGGGGGCTGCTTTTTATTTAATATTATATAGTGGGTACAAGATGGCAATATTTCGTGGTGATGGTGGAGCAGGTGATGCAAACACTGATGTAACAATTAACTCTGTTACAGAAAAAGCTAATGAAGCATCAACATCTGCATCAGAAGCAGCATCAAGTGCAACTTCAGCCAGCACATCAGCTAGCAATGCTAGCACATCAGAAACTAATGCAAGTAACTCAGCAACAGGGGCAGCCTCATCTGCCTCTAGTGCTTCTACTTCTGCAAGTAATGCAAGTACATCTGCATCTACTGCAAGTACACAAGCGACTAACGCTTCTAATTCAGCTACTGCAGCAGCAAGTTCAGCTACAGCAGCGGCAACCTCAGAAACAAATGCTGAAACAGCAGAAACTAATGCAGAAACTGCTGAAACAAATGCAGCAAGCAGTGCTTCTACAGCAACTACTAAAGCTAGTGAGGCAGCTACATCAGCAACAAATGCAGCTACATCTGCTACAACAGCAACAACTAAGGCTTCTGAAGCTAGTACATCTGCTACTAATGCAGCTACTTCAGCAAGCACAGCTTCAACACAAGCAACCAANGCTAGTAACTCTGCTAGTGCAGCAAGTACAAGCGAAACAAACGCAGCTACAAGTGCTACAAATGCAGCCAACTCTGCAACAGACGCAGCTAATACTCTTTCATCAGCAGCACTCAAAGCAAACAACTTATCAGACCTAGCTGATGCTAGTACTGCAAGAACTAACTTAGGTTTAGGAACAGCAGCTACCACAGCTAGTACAGATTATGTAGCAGCGTCAGCAGTGTCTACCTTTGGTGGTACACTAATAGATGATGCAGACGCAAGTACAGCTAGAACTACACTAGGATTAGGAACTGCTGCAACTACAGCAAGTACAGATTACGCAACAGCAGCACAAGGAACTAAAGCAGATGATGCTTCTCCACTAGCAACTACTGTAACTAAAACCTCTAGTACAGGTGCAGGTTTATTACCTAGTGGTACTACAGCACAACGAGATGGTTCACCAGCAGCAGGATACATTAGGTTTAATTCTACCACAGGTTCTTTTGAAGGATATGATGGAAGTGCTTGGGGTGCTATAGGTGGTGGTGGTGGTGCATCAGCAGGTGGTGCAATATACGAGAACAGTAACGAGATAACTGCTAACTATACTTTAACTACTGACACTAATGGTATGAGTGTTAGCCCAATGACTATTGCAAGTGGTGTTACAGTAACAGTACCAAGTGGACAAAGATGGGTGGTATTATAATATGGCTATAACACTAAATGGTTCAACTGGAATTACTACTGCTGATATAGCAGCTACTACCCTAACTGTTAATGCTGGATTTGGTTCTAATGCTACAGCATACGGAGTACGAGCGTGGGTAAACTTTAATGGTACAGGCACAGTTGCTATTAGAGATAGTGGAAATGTTTCTAGTATCACTGACAATGGTACTGGAGATTATACTATAAACTTTACTAACAATATGCCAGATACTAATTATTGTGTAAATGGTACTTGTTTAGGGGGTTCTACTAGTGGTTCTAATTATATTATCTTTGGTGGTAAAAATGCAAACACAACTAACACACAAACAACAAGTGCAGTTCAAATTACACTTGCTTATGTATCGTCAACAAGTGGTAATGGTGGTTTATTAGACCATACTGTTATTAATGCATCAATAGTAAGATAAAGGATAAGTAATGGCAACAATTATTAATGCAGATACAAGTGATGGTTTAAAACTAACCTCTGATACTAGTGGTCAGATTGACTTCCAATCAGCAGGGTCTACTAAAGCTCAAGTTAGTAGTACAGGTCTTGCCTCTACAGTTGGTGGAGATGTTTCCATGAGTTCTGCTGCGGCAGGACAACTAAAAATAAATGGTTCAGGATATTCTTTTTCAGTTGCTTTAGATGCAAGTGCAGCTCATCTTTATCACAACTCAGCATCACGCGACCTTGTTTTAGGTGTTAATGAAACTGAACAAATGAGATTAACCCCAGCAGGTCTATTAAAGTTTGACTCAGGGTTTGGGTCTGTTGGTACAGCGTATGGGTGTCGTGCTTGGGTAAACTTCAATGGTACAGGCACTGTAGCAATAAGAGAAAGTGGGAATGTAAGTAGTATTACAGACAATGGTACTGGAAAATACACAATTAATTTTACAACTGCTATGCCTGATGCCAATTATGCAACAGCAATCGGTGGTAAAGGTATTGGGGGTACTTTTAATATTGGTACAACAAATGGAACTTATACAACAGCAGCAACACAAGTTTCATCTCGGTCAGGAAGTACTCTTTATGACACACCTTTTATGTGCGTTGCAGTATTTAGATAATAAAGGAAAAATAAAATGAGAATAATATATGAAACAAGTGATGGTGGAGTAGCAGTTATTGTTCCTACACCTGAGTATTTATTAACCCACACTATGGAAGAACTAGCTGCTAAAGATGTACCAGCAGGAGCTAACTACGAAATAGTAGAGGATAGTGTAGTACCATCAGATAGAGCATTTAGAG